CTGTGAGAATCGCATTCGTCAAATTTACGGTTCTTGCGTTGTTTCCAGTTGAAATAATATTTGTCACCATTCAAAGTTATAAAGCTAAAGAAGTCACACATCGTTAATCCTTTCGTGTCGCTTGCTCTCCCCTTTGGTGGCTGCTGATGAGGCAGCCACCGTTACTAAGGAGAAAAAAATGTGCCTTACGAATAAGGCCTGCGCTATATCAGCGTTTCCTGTCCTTCGGCTATGATTGCAGCGTTATAGACACTGGATAGTTCACCTTCTGACACTTCGTCAATGACCTTGTTACCTGAGCCGTCGGGATTATTCTCGGGGTTCATCCAGTCCAGAGCAGCTTTGACCAGCGCACCGTCAATGTCTTTCGTGGACGCTGCACCTAATAGCCACTGCTGAACCGTGTGCCTGCGGGCATCATCGCCGCCGTAAAACTCGGACAATAGCATGGCGAGAAAATTGCGCTGTTTGTCTGAGGCTGGATAGTCCCCATACGTGGCAGCCTTCACTTTCAAGGCTTCCCGCAATGTCTCAGGGTCGTAGGGTCGCTTTTGAAAGTCCGCCTTGGGCTTCGGACTGAACCCTAATTCCTCCAGGATTGGGGCGTTTTTTTCATCGGCTGTTGGTTTGGGTGTCTCCACCGGTGGAGGTGATACATCAATGATCTGCGCATCTATGTAACCTTCCTCGTCTGTGTCTACGCCCATTTCGTCAGGCGTGTAGACCGGAGACCCGCCGAATATCCCAGGAGCAAACCGCCTTGCCCCTCTGCTGATCGCACGGGCAAAGAGCATGTCCGAGGTGTACTTTTTCCAGTTATCCTTGTTGGTTAGTCCCGCCGCTTGGGCTTCCTGGATGGTGTACCCAGCTTCGCCCACCGGCTTCCCGTCCTCATACCAGGACAGGACACAGGCTTTATCATCACACTGCTTGATCTTGTAATCGTAACGAGGGTCGTTTTTGACCAGCGTGGCGATTACATTGCTACCCAGTACCGGCTTTCCATTGATGATGTGAATCCCACTCATCGAGGCAAAGGGGGGCAGTCCCAGTTCGGCACCGGCCATAACCTTGGTGATAGCCTTCGCCTTGTCGGACACATCCGGAAAATAACCGGAGGCTTGTAGGGCTACCGCCGCCCGTTGTAACCCGTCAAAGTTTTCATAAATTGCTAATACGTTCGTCATTTTCTATTCTCCTTGTAACTAAAATTTGATTTCCCGTTCAGGTTGTACGCTCTCATCGTACAACACTGTCCCACACGTTCGGCATTCGCAGATATCGTGCAGATCGTCAGTCACCTCTCCGCAATCCAGATACCGGCTACCAATTTCCTGCCAGTGAATATCAGGACGGTCACAGCAGGGCTGGTCAACCGAGGTCAGCTGATTGACCTTGAAGTGATAGACCGCGCCAGTCTGCATATCAATACAGATTTTTGTATCTCCACCCGTGGCAATGGTGGTCATTTCGTTTGTGCTGATTGCCAGGATACGCTTGGGGGGGTGCTTGTACGCCTGATCTAATGCCTGGTATCTGTTCCATGCCTGATCGACTTTCTCATGGTCGTATGCGAGACCACAATCTACTGCACACCTTTCCTGATCATCCACCACCCGTAAGTAATCCTTCCAGGCGGTTTCTACATCTTGCCTATCTACCCGTTCCAGAACGTTGCTCATCGTTTTCTCCTTGCCGGTTACAATGCCACCGGCGGGGCTGGGGTTGTGTTAGGATGCTTATTAGCCAGTGTAGATTGTGCGGACGTAGTTTGAGCCCGGTTCATCATCTTGAAAATGCACCAGCCACCTATTAAGACCATCACGTTCATCTAAGCGTATCAATTCTATGAGTGTTGCTATGCCCTCATAGTCTTCCCTGGTTATTGGTTTCTGATACACTTTTACCTTATCACCTACCTTTAACTCTCCCATCACTTTCTCCTTTCATGCTTGACTTTGCTCCTGACTTATGATAATATTATATCATAGGCAAATACAAAAGTCAAGGAGCAATTTCATGAAACTATCCGAGAGAATAGCAAGGTATAGAAAAGAACACAACCTGACACAAGTTGAATTTGCTGAACTGGGCGGCTTGACCAGGGAGGCAGTTCAGGCAATAGAAAATGGCAGGGTAGACAACCCAGGGCTTGAAACTTTACTGGGTATAGCGAAAGCTATGGATACAAGCCTGGATGAATTGGTGGAGGAGAAGGCAGGCAATGATTAACGCATTTCTGTTTATTTCATTCAAAGAGGACATTGCTGACATGTTCATGGGCTGGGCGGACGGGGCTATGGTCTATTACGCCATTCCCCAAGGGGTGCAGGCTGTGACCCATATTTCAGGAAGTGATTCGCTGGTGATCATCGCCAATCCAGACAACGATGATGCGCCGACCATCTACGAGCGTCACGGCGTAGACCAGGCCAACGCCCTTGACCTGCACAAAATCGAGGTGTAGCCATGACCAGCAAATACCCTATCGCAGACGACCACCTGGTAAAGCGGGTGTGGGACATTATGCAGCGTCATAAGGGCTACAAAAACAGGGTTGATCGTGACCGGCTGATCCTGCATGTGTTCGGGAAAGTCAGCAAGACTTATGACCGGAAACTGAGGGACGCCCTGGCGCAGCTGCCGGTCATTTGGCAGGACGGCTATTTCATCCCGAAGAACCAGCGAGAGGCAGAGTCCTACCGGGCGGCGATGCAGTCCCGCCAGGCTGCCATTGGGGGACGGCTGCGAGAATTGGATCGTTACCTGCGCGCTCAGGGTACCGAAGTCGAGCAGTTGAGTTTGTTAGAAAGGTGAAATAATGGCAAAAAGGAATGAATATGTTAAATTGCCTTTTCTATTGTCAAGGGCGGAACAAACGAATTAAACAACCTACAAATACTCTGTAGAAAATGCAATAGGAAAAAGGGTGCAAACTATGGCAAATAGACGAATGATATATCAGGACTTTTTCGAGGATGACTATTTTGGAACTAAAGAGTATGGCATGCGGCTTTTATGGATTGGGTTAATCGCTGCTGCAGCAGACGACCAAGGGAGAATACTTGACAACACTTCACTTATTCGAGCTAAGGTATTTATGTATGACAATACCAAAAACGATGATGTAGATAGATGGCTAACAATACTCAACGCAGACAACAAGATAGTACGCTATTTAAGGGATGGCAAGCCTCTTATTCAAATTATAAAATGGTGGGATTATCAAACCCCTGCCTGGGCAAGTCATAGTAAATACCCGCCACCAGATGGGTGGACTGATAGAGTTAGATGCCACGTAACGAGTGCTTCGCAAGGCGGCGAGATAGAAACAATAAACTGGAAGAGGAAGGGTGGATTTTATAGTGAGCTACCGACGGAACTACGTAGCGAACAGGGTAGTTCCTTGAGTAGTGGTATAGATGATATTAAGTTAAGTAAAGATAATGGTGATAGCAATGCTGCAATAAACAATCATTCTTTTTTTCAAAAGGTGTGGGAGCAGGAAACAGGAAAGATGATAGCTGGGTTTACTAAGTTCTATAAGATGTGTGATATGTTTGTAGAGAAAGGGGTGACACCGGATATGTATAGAGTTGCCATTCAAGAACAAAGTAAATCTGATTATCCGGTAAAGAATCCGACAAGCGTTGAAACTTGGGCACTCGGGCTTCTAAAGGCTGATAAGCAAAACAGCACCAATAATCAAGAATATATTGGACCTGACGATGAGGTGATAAGGTTATGACTGAAGACTATCTACGCACGCCAGAGGCACGGGACAGCGAAAAAGCATTATTGGGCGCGATTATTATTAACCCCAGCATACTCGACCGCGTTAGTATTGAGCCGGAGCGCTTCTTTGACATAGGAAATCAGCAGATATATCGGGCGATGAGATCAATCGGAAGTCGTGACCTTGATATTGTGAGCCTGTCTGAGGTGCTGGATCGCAAGGGAAAACTGGAGGGGGTTGGTGGTCAAAGTTATTTAATTGGATTGCCGAATGCTTGTCCTCAGGCATACAACTTCGAGATTTATGAACGCATCATTAGAGATACCTCTATCAGGCGGTTTGTTATTGACACTGCAGGTGGGCTGGCGAAATCAGCTTATAACGAGCAGGCAGATATAACGGATGCAATTAGCCAGGCAGTATCAGCGTTGGTGCAATCTGCAAAGCCGAAGGGCGGCGCGGTCGCGATGAAAGAGTTTATTGAAGACCTTTACGGTGAAATATCGGAGCGCGCCGAAAATCCAATGTTGATTCATGGGTTAGAGACAGGATTGAAAGATTTTGACAAGATAACGCACGGCTTACAAAAAGGTGAGGAGTTTATCTTAGCAGGACAACCTGGGACTGGTAAAAGTTTATTGGCTTTTCAACTGGGCTGTGGAATGTCGGAGCGTGGTCGTGCGGGAGCTGTCTATGCGCTTGAGATGTCAGGTAAAGCGATGGTTAGACGTAGACTGTCTGCAATCACAAAGATACCAACGTACAATATGCAGTCGGGCGTTGATATGAACAGCAGGTGGGAAAACCTTAATAGGGGCGTTGAAGAGCTTGACACTCTACCAATTTATATTTCAGACGCGACTGATTGGACAACTCTCCAGCTGCGGGCGGACTTATCACGGTTGAAACAACAGCAAGGCGTTGAATGGTTCGTAATTGACTATATGGATTTATTGGTTGATAACGTTGGCAAAGATCGTAACGAGAAAAGTGAATATTTGTCACGCCAATTACACGGAATATGCAAAGACCTTGACCTGGCGGGACTGGTTATACAAAGCCTTGTGAAACAAGGGTATGGATCAACGCCAAGTATGTCGCATTTGAGTGGATCGCACAAGGTGAGCTACGATGCTGACGCTATTGCAATCCTGTCTGAAGATGAAAAGGAGCAAAATGTAGTGAATCTTATCTGGTACAAAATGCGGGAAGCTGACGGAAAACGAGCATTAAAACTGGTTAGGGTTCCTGGCTTCCCAGCATTTGAGCAATACACGAAACAGCGCAATGGTTACAACGATTATACAAAATAATTTGTAGATTGGAGTAGATAATGGAATTAGTAACAGGGTACAAATACATTGGCATGAGTGACAAAACCAAACAACTTCGGTCGGACTTGCTATTAGCACAAGAGACACTGGATACGCTAAACGCTAAAACTAAAGCGGTTAAGCCATTTTACGATAGGTCTAAGGCGCTTTACAGACAAGCAGGGCTGTATGAACTGAAATCTATGGACTATGATTTGTATTTGAAGACGGAGGAATGGCAGGTAACACGCCTTCGGGCTATTGAAAACGCTCAAGGAAAATGCCAAGGGTGTGGTGCTTTAGGCATAGAGCTTCATGTTCACCATAAGACTTATGAGCGGCGCGGCGAAGAATTGCCAGACGATTTGATTGTGCTATGTAAAGAGTGTCACGCGAAACACCATTATCATGAAAGCTGGGGCAAGAAATGACTAGTGAAAGCGAGGAATGATGTCAGAGCACGCCGAGCAGAGCGCACTATTTTCAACCCTTGCCCTTTACACGAACAAGTACCCGATGTTGCAGTGGGTTCATGCGATACCGAATGGATCATACTTTCATGGGCACTGGGGAACAATCCGCAAGGCAATCGAAGAAGGACTGACAAAAGGCGTTTGGGATGTTTTTGTGCCAGTACCCGTTGATGATAAGGCTGGCCTGTATATTGAGATGAAATGGGGCAGCAATAAACTAACCGATAATCAAAAGCAATTCCGCAAAGACGTCGGCGAGGGTTACGCATGGGCGGTATGCTACTTCGCTGAGGAAGCGGCATATGCGATTGGTGAATATTTAGGTATCGAGGAATTGAAGGGAGCTTGAGATGTTATCCTGCTATTTTTATTCGGACTTCCCTTTATTCAGGTTATTCAGGACAATAAAAACCCCACCGGTTAGGGTGGGGTTGGATGGATGTTTTGGGTGGCGTTAGTCGATTATCTCGAAAACACATTCTTCACCGAGTGCGCTCTTGTTCCAGAGGTCGCCAGCCTGAAAATACCAGCCGTTGCTGAAGTAGGAGATCATGGGGGGATGATCATATACTGGGGTATCGTTTAATTCATTCTCGTCAAACATTTGCAGAAGATCAAGCCAGATGCTTTTGCCCGTATCCTGCCAGGGATCGTCGCCTGGATCTCCAAAGACCGAGCCGACATATAGTAGTTGTGTGTCTTTCAGATCGACCGTCAAAAGTGTTTCAAATGTTTTCATTTCAATACTCCTTTGTGAAAAATATTTCTGTTGTCCTGCTATTTTTATTCGGACACACTCTCGATATACCCTCGCTGTATGAGCGAGTCGACATACATCTCGACATCCATGCTTTCTTCTCCTTTGAATTTTGCTGCCATCAGTGCGAGAGCGGTCTCGACTGTGGCTGTTTTGGTTGCTCCGGTTGCCCGGGTGATTGTATCCAGATGCGCAAGTGCCTGGTCACTGATTCGAAAACTTACAGATGTTTTTTGGGTAGTCATGAAAAACCTTTCTGCCGGTTACGAGGCCACCGGCGGGGCGCATGATGTGGTTATGCTGTGATTACATCCACCTGCTCAAAAAATCTATCTCTAATCTCTGGCCAATCTTGGTCTGCGAACTCAAAACTGATTGAATTGCGCAAATGAGATCCACAACAAAAATACTCTTTCCTTTCGCCATATGCTTTTCTCCACGATCCTTTGTGGCAAATTCCTTTACAGTGCCTACAGATTCTTACTCCGTGTATTTGAGTCATGATTTTCTCCTTGTGGGTTTCTCCGGTATCTCGATTTTTGATTGTAATTTCCATTTTGTGCTCCTGTGTGTATGTTTTCTTTACTATAAATAGTATAACACTTTGCAATACATCTGTCAAGTGTTTTGTAGGTGAAAGTGGGGATTTAACAAGTTGTTAACAATGGCGTATTAATGCGGAAATTGCTGATCTGTGTTATACTAAGATACATAAACTATAATCCTGGAGGCTTGAAATGGTTTTAGATCTGACAGGTTCGTTGGTGGCGGGTATCCCGTTGATGCTGATTGTGATCGGATTAGTGCAATATGTCAAAGAGAAATTGGGCTGGGTAGGCATTGGAGTGGAAATCTTTGCGATCCTCTTGGGCCTGGCTTTCGGCTTTGGCTATCACGTCTACGCTGCTGAAGTGGTTATATGGACTTTCAATTTTATCTTTGAAGGCGCAATCTTCGGGTTGGCAGTTGGCCTTGTGGCCACCGGTATTTACAAAGCTTATCACCAAACAGATAGCTAATTATTATAAAGCCCGGCTTCGGTCGGGCTTTAGCATTGCAGCTCAAGGTGGTCATGGATATGGATGACGATATGAGAAATGTCGAATCAATTAAAAAACGGCTTGAAAACGTAAAGCTGATGAAGTCGTACACAGAGTCTTTATGTGCGCTTGCCGATATTCAGTATGAGATCGGCGTAGATGCGTGTGCTGAGCGTAGCGAGCTTCGAGAGCAGATCAGGATTCTCAAGAACAAATTATTTGGGAATGGCGATCCAGATAAATCGGTTGTGGCACGTCTCAAGTATCTTGAGGACAGCATTGAAAAGTTCACCAGAGGGACTAAGATGGACATTGAAATTATAAAATCTGGATTGATTGGCGATCTGGACGGGAAAAAGGGACTACTTGACCGGATGGAAATAGTCGAAAAGTTAAATGCTAATCTGATCAGGGTCATGTGGATTGCGATCAGTGTGATAGTAGCTGAACTGGTAGTAAGCCTGTTAGAAATTTTATGAGGCGATGATGGATTGGAGTGTCCAGGGCTTTGAGTTGTTCCTGCACCAGCTAAATGGTTTGCGCCTTATGCTGGACAGCCTTGAAGAGCGGGTTGCCGTTATTGAGGATCGCAGTCTGGATCAGGAAAACCGGCTCATGGATTTGGAAGATTGGCAGGATGACCAGGAGGAATCAAAGGAGCGTGGTTGTGAATAGTTATGCTCAACAAATTTTGGACGTAATCAGGGACTCTGGACTTGCAACCGGCGTTGATACAAGTCGCTATAACGTCAGTGTCGATTTTGACACTGCTGAGTATGCACAGACGCTGGATGTGGTGGATTATGCCATGATCAGAGGGTCTTCAGGGCGTGGTGATGGAACGGTATACATTGATCCCCTGTTTGAGGTTCAGTATGCAGAACTCGAGCAGCACCCACACATTGTACGGGACGCCTATCACTATCTTTCCAGTCATTCGAAGTGGACAAAGCAATATGATGTGTTTATGGAGGCGATTGACGGGAAAGAGTTTGAACTGCTAACACTCGATTGTGAAAAGATTTATAACGTCAAGGGTCCTCAATTTGCAGGTTATGCCTATTATTTTTTGAGGCAATTGGAAAGTGATTTCCCTGCACGCCAGGTGAAGATGTATTCGAATCGTTATGATTACATGGATTGGTTCCAACGGTATTATAACTTTGATGAATTTCACTATCACCACGCCCAATATCCCTGGGCGAATTGGAACGTGAACGCCTATTGGTTCCCTCAACTGCTCAATACAATCAAGTCCATTTTTGGTGGTGAACGAGGACCAAACCTACCAGATAGTCGCAAGCCGGATAATTATGTTGTCTGGCAGGTTGGCGCCAATACTGGCATTGGCGAAGAACTTGGGTTCGGTGCTGACTATCTGGATATTAACGTATCCAAACTGCCCCTTGAGGAATTTCGTCAATGGTCTGGTTTGTACAACCGCTGGAATCCTGAAGGGCAGGAGCCACCCACCCCTCTCACCCTGGAAGAACGGGTAGAGCGGCTTGAGAAGGCGGTATTTGGCTGAAAATAATCTGGTATGTGGAATGATTGGAAGATATGGCAGTTTCAAGCCAATGGACGCGGTAACGAGTTTGGCGTCCAGGCTAAGAGCATTGATCTAAACTGGTTCCAGGGCGATTATGCACAGCTGCTATCGTGGCTGGATAAACCAGTTGCCCCGCCTGTTCCCCTCTGAGTTTAGTCGCCAATAGCCCGAGGGCCATTTCTATGCCCCTATAAATCGCTTAGAGACCGTCCTGTAGTTCGTGGAAGATTGTTTTGTGGGAAAATTCGGGATGTGCTATACTTGAGGCATGGAAATAGCTTGGCATTATGTGGTGGCAGACTTTAGAGCGAAAGCGAGATCGTGAAAATGTTAGTGATTGTGAGTAAAAAAGATGGTAGTTCTATAGAGTATGACGATGTCAGAAAGACCTATGTTCAAAATGGGAAGTTATTAGTATTGGAGTATTATCCTCCTGCATTGATTGGAGAATATCCGATGAATAGAATTATTTGGCTAGTAAAACAGGTGCTACCGCTGAAATATAAAACTCACTATATCGAAAACGACAAGAAGTATTATTGTGAGTGGCGGATGTGGTTCGGTAAGTGTTTTGACATAGAGCGCCAGGTTAAGCCATAGCTTTGAGGGTGAGGGAAGAATGAAGTATGAAGGCTATAAAGATGAAAACTGCAAAGAGATAAAATTAAAACATTCAATAATTGTAAAGATTGATGGGCTTCCATTTGTGTTAAATAAAGATGGAACTTTGTGGGCGCACAAAAACACAGTTGAAAAAGTGTTTGGTGAGGAAATAGAAGACGGAGATGTGGAGTTGCTAGATAATGCCTGACCCCCTAGCGATATTCGAGGCAGGCGTGACACGGGTTGAATTTATTATGAATATTGAATGGCATAACGAAAAACGGAAAATAAAAGACCTTATTCCCTATATTGCTAACCCACGCCAGATAACAGATAAGCAGGCGCAGGATTTGAAAGCGTCCCTGGATAAGTTCGGGATTGCAGATCCCATAGTCATCAATACCACCAATGAGATTATTGGCGGACATCAACGGAAGAAGATACTTGAGACCTTGATAGGCGTTGACCCTGATTTTGAGATTGACGTACGCGTACCTGACAGGGAGTTGACGATTGACGAATCCCGTGAGCTAAATGTCAGGCTGAATAAGAACGTGGCAGGTTGGGATTTCGACACGCTGGCGAATAACTTTGATATAGAGGACTTAATAGAATGGGGATTTGAGCAAGATGAGCTAGTTGGTATAGACTATCAAAATCCTAAACTTGATGAGTCAGATGAGATTATCAGGCAAAAAGAAATGTTTAGGGTACTAATATCCGTGCCGGTGGACTACGCCATAGAGATAAAGGAAACACTTGAAGCTTTATCTGATATACCAGGAATAGAAATTGATTATGGCGCAAACTGATAACTCATATCTTGCAGATAAGGCAGCTCTGCGCGCCGGCCATTTGCCTGAATCGGATGAAATTTCCGTGCTAGATTGTTATGGCGGATCAGGAAAGGTGTGGAAAGCCGTTGGGCGGTTGGTGGAAAAAAATATTCGCGTGTTGCCAATCGAAATAAAAGACTATGGCTGGTTTCATCTTCCCGGGGATAACATGAAATATCTCGGCTCGATGGATTTGTCTAAATTTAATGTCATAGATATGGATGCCTACGGCATTCCGTATGAACAACTAAAAGAGATTTTTGACAGAGGTTACAAGGGCACTGTCTTTGTAACTTTTATACAGTCAATATTTGGTAGCGTCAATCATGAGATGCTGATTGATGTTGGTTTCACAAAAGACCAAATAAAAAAAATACCCACGCTTTTTGGGAAGCGTGGGTGGGAATATTTTTTAGAGTGGCTTGGTCTTCATGGTGTGGAAAAGATTTGGCATAGGTGCCACGCAAGAAAACATTACATAGGGTTTAATTGTGTTGCGGGATCCTCAATTGGTTCTCATAGCCATACGGAAGAAACGGTTGAAGATCATGTTTGATATAATGCTTTACGCCCAAGCGGTGGCAAGTTTCGATAACTTTTTCGGTGTACTCTTTCCAGTCCGTGCTTTTGGTCATGGGAAGATAATTTGCGCGGCCGATTTTGTAGAAATCGACAAAGGAGGCAGTTGTCTCGATGATTTTGATAGCACTTTTTGTGTTCAGGGTCGGCTCGATACTTACCCAAGTAAATATCCCGGAATCGTGAAACTTGCGCAGGGCGCCAAGGCGGTCTTGCGGAAGCGCTGCTTGGGGTTCCCACTTTTTAGACATAGCATCGTCAAGGAAAGTGAGCGTCGTTCCGAATGCGTCCATGCTTGGTCGAAAAAGATCGATGTCTCGCAAAGATCGGGTTCCGCCCTTTGTAAGGGTACAAAATGGAATGTCAAACTCAATCAGTGTTTGAAGACTCTCTCTGGTAAGGCGGGTATTTCCGGGGTGGTAAGGATCGGTCGTGAAGCAGAAAAGAACCTGGTCAATTTCCTGCGGATTGTCGGCAAGATGCTTGCAGTCTTTTCGGAGAAGGCTCAGATAGTTCTTACGTTTATTGGCGCCGCTATCGAACTCTTCTCTATCCATTCTCAAGACGGAAGGAACGTAGCAGTATCTGCAAGCGTGACCACAGCCACGGTAGGGATTGGTTGCAAGGGGGGCGTACTCTAGTGCTTGACCTCTGGGCGTGTAAATGACATACATGATAAATCCTTTCTCTAGTAAGCTTTATGGTTGGTTAGTCTCTATCTGCAAAAAGATAGCGAGCACGGCGGAGAGCCTGTTTTTTGGTGAGATAACCACCAATTCCAGCGGGGGTGTTGGCGAACTCGGCCGAACAACCGGTGAGCTTTCGTGTGCGGACATCAAGTGGGCAGGTGTACTGCCCTGTCTTTTCGTTGTATTCAGCGACGGCGTATCTTGTGTTTCCGTCTTTGTCGATAAACTCATGAACGTACTTTCCGTAAATGTTTTTCATCATAAACTCCTTTTTGTGTGTAAAAATTATTTGATCAGTTCGATTAAGCTGTTTCGATATGTTTCAAAAAGTTTGGCAAAGTCGCTATTGCTAACGTCGTACCAATGGAATTTTCCGTCGCCAAGGTCATACCACAGTTTTGTTTCGAAGGCGGCCGAGAGAAGTTTTTTTGCTTTTGAGTTACTGATGAGTTCTCCGTTAAGGGTTGCGCCGCTGATGTTTCCGGTGTTGTATCGGCTGGTTTTGAGGCCTGAAAGAGCGTTGCGAGGGTCGAAATAAATGCGATCTTTTCCGTTTTTAGTCCATCGGTTTCCGTTTGCTTTTTCAATTAGGGTTTTGATGATCTCTGACTTTTCCATTTTTTACTCCGTTTCTTTGTTTGTTATATATACATTATACACGCAAAAGTGCGCATTGTCAATAGGGTAACGAGATTGTTAACATTTGGATTAATGGATGTGAGCGATTTGGAGGGCTTTGGGGCGAATTAAAAACAATGGAAAACTTATGAAAACATGCAGGTTGGCAAACACAACACCCCTATATATGGGAGTAAATAGAGATTTTTGGCATTTATGCCCGTATATGGGGGTATATAACCAAAAACATGCGCAAAAACGGGTATATGTTTGTATGCCTATGCCATTTTGAATCGCTTAGAAACCGCTTGGTGACCTCGAAACAGGGCAAAAATATGAAAAAGTGGTAAAATTGACTTGCAGCAGACTCGAAAACTATCGGAGGAGTAAGCTTGTCCGCAAATCGGTATAGCACGAAAAAGTTTATAGCGGCAATCCCCGGAACTGGCGGGATTATCAGCGCGCTCGCTGATAAGGTTGGTTGTACATGGCATACAGCGCGAAACTATATACGCGATTACTCAACCGTTGCGGAAGCCTGGGAAGCCGAGCGCAACAAGATAACGGATAAGGCGAAGCATAACATTATCAAGTCAATTCAAATCGGCGATCTGCAGATGTCTAAATGGTGGCTTCAGGTGCTGGACGACGATTTTGTACCGAAAGAAAAACGAGAGATAGACCAGTCCGGCGGCGTTGAGATAGTGGTGAGATATGCTGACGACCAGCGTAACGATACCGACTGATGATAGATTGGATATGCTGATATGACAAAGTCAACGGAATTAACTGTTAGCATACCGCGTCCTCACGCAAAGCAGCTACTGTTTGTTAACAGCACGGCGAAGCGTAAGATCATTCGTGCTGGACGGCGAAGCGGAAAGACCGTTGGTATGGCGATCTTGGCGATTCAGAAGTTTTTGGATGGGCATCGGGTTTTATATGCAGCACCTACGCTTGACCAGATTGACCGGTTCTGGTCAGAAATATCACGGGCATTGTCTGAACCGATAGAAACCGGAGTTTATTACAAGAATGAAACAAGGCATATCATCGAGATACCTGGTACGGAGAACAGAATCAGGGCAAAAACAGCCTGGAACGCGGCAAGTCTTCGTGGAGATTACGCGGATATACTCATTCTTGACGAGTATCAGCTGATGGACGAAACCGCATGGGCGGAAGTTGGGGCTCCGATGTTGCTCGACAATGATGGAGACGCGGTATTCATTTATACGCCTCCGTCACTACATTCCAGAAGTACATCGAAAGCACGCGATCCACAGCACGCAGCAAAGCTATACAAAAGGGCGATAGAAGACAAAACCGGACGCTGGGAGGCATTTCATTTCACCAGCTGGGATAATCCGCACATCAGTCAGGATGCACTTGAGGATATTTCAAAAGACATGACCTCAATGGCAATCCGGCAGGAGATCATGGCTGAGGACATTGACGAGGCGCCCGGGGCATTATGGACACGAGAGATTATTGAGGCTGGGCGTATAATGAAAGCCCCTGACAGTATGAGCTCAGTTGTTGTTGGCGTTGATCCGTCTACCACAAGCGGCGGGGATGAGGCAGGCATCATAACTGTTGGCGTCAGCGGTGAGGATTATTACACGCTTGCGGATGACACGTTACAGGGCAGTCCGGAGGCATGGGCGCAAGCTGCTATTACGGCTTATCATCGGCACAAGGCAGACTGTATCATTGCCGAGAAAAACAACGGCGGTGAGATGGTGGAGAGTGTAATTCGTCAGGCTGTGATTAACGCACGGATGAAAGATAACACTATTGGCGAGGTGCCGGTACGGCTGGTCTGGGCGTCACGTGGAAAGGCAACCAGAGCTGAACCGATAAGCGCTATTGCAGAGAAAGGGCGTGATCATCATGTCGGGGTATTCGAGAAACTTGAAGATGAGTTGTGTTTGTGGACGCCCGGTGATGCTTCTCCAAATAGACTCGACGCAAAGGTTTGGGCGATGACTCACCTGTCACAAGGAAAGACAAGCATCAATCCAAAAGCCAGCGTGCAGAGCTACATCAGCGGTGGTGAAGATAGAGACAGACGACCAGGATTTTGATATTAAAGTGAGGCAACCAATGAATGAGCAATTAATAGTCAGTGCACTTGAGCAAACCAATCCGGCGTTGTACGCGTCACTTGATGGCGGAAACGACTTCATGGCGGCGATCAGAAAACGGGGTGCGAGGACTCTGACCTATAGAAATTATGAGCGCGGCGATCACCGCGCAAACCTCACGAAACAGCAGAGGAAACTTTTGAACATCCTTTCTGACGATGCGGAACTGAATGAGGCGTCGGCGAACTACTGTGGCATTGTGGTGGACATGATGGCCGGTAGGTTGTCCGTTGCGGAGATAACGAGCGAGGATGACGTGGTAAACGAGTGGGTGAATGGGACACTGAGCAGGAACGGTTTCGTGTCCGGTCAAGGGTCATGGTTCAGAGGTGCCATTCGTGACAGTGAGAGCTTCGTTTTGATAGATCCGCAGACAGCAATGTGGTCAGGCGAACCGGCATTTGACGGTCACTCCGGCGTTGTGGCAATTTATGACTCGGTTACCAACCTTCCGGTGTGGGCGTGCAAGTTGTGGGCCATCAGCGAGCCTGCCGATGTGTCAAGCGATGCTGAGGACTTGGGGGAAGAGAATGTTGTAAATGTTATTGTTTATGAACCCAATAGAATCACCTATTGGATGGGCGCTGATGGCGGCGGATCGGTGGAAAAGAAGCTTATTGAAAAGGTGAAAGGCTCTTCGCTAAAGATTATCGAATCTGGCAACGGGTATGAGTGGCAGTTAGGGCTTATACCCCTAGTGCAGTTTGCGAACAAGCGGGATAACTATACCAACTATGGAGAGTCCGAAATCCGCTCTGTCATTCCTTTGCAGGACATCACAAATTCAACCTTATACGATATGATGATGGCGAGTAAGTTGTCAGCCTTCAAAATTTACTGGTCAATCGGCATGGAGATTGACAAGGACGGCATTGTCCCGGGCAGTGTGATTAATCTTGTCTTAAAGGACGGCTCCGGCAATGTTCTGACAAGCATTGACGAGGCAACCGCAAAGTACCTGGCGGCGATCAAGGTAGGTGAATTTGGTGTGACAGATATGTCACAGTACACAAGTCAGCTGGACAAGCTGGAGCGAGAGATTTCGCAGGTATCGGCGACGCCTATTTATGGTATCACCACGCAGGGGGCGTTATCGGGTGAGGCACTGAAACAGCTTGAGAGCGGACTGGTAAACAAGGTCATCCGCTTCCAGAAGGAGAACACACAGGCAATTATCATGCTGCTTAAAATGACGGCTGAGATACAACGGGAGTTTGACGTAGGGCGTTCATTTGTGAGTAAGTTCTCAGCGAAGGTCGCCTCATTTCTGGGATTGTCCGTACCATCCGCACCTCCTACAGATATTGGGAATTTGAGTATCAACTGGCAGTCACCACAGATTATTGCAACGGAAGCGCAAATCAGTGCGCTATCTACCTTGCGTAGGGACAATCCTGGGCTATGGTCTGACGAGTGGTACCGTGAGCGAATTGGTGGCGTGTTGGGGATGTCCTCACAGCAGATTGCAGAAGAGGGCGACAAGGCTGACATGGAAAGTTCATCGGCATTAGAACAGCTAATTGGTGGTCGCAGCGGAACGATTCCTGGTGTATAATATGTCAAAGTATTTTGATGATAACACTCAGGGATTTGTTAGGATGTTGTTGAGTGCTGACGATGTAAAAACAATTATTTTCGTACTTGAGAATGCTGTTTGTGCAATAGAAAGCAACTAAATGCTAACTATCCGAGATTACATCAATGGTACCTTAGATAAGGAATACAAGGCCACCGCTGGAAGTATGCTTGAGCAGATTGCCGGTATCTCAAAGGGTGCCGGAACGCCCACACAGAGGGCGCTACAGGACTTGGAACTCAAGGCTACGCAACTCCAGGACGGGTCAAGCGTACTATACTTTGACGATGCTGAACTTGCTAAGGCGTTGGCTATCATCAGAACTGACCTGAATTTGACAGCTGAAATGATGGTTGCCAATTCACCGGTAATTGAAAAGTCCGGTGCTGGTGTTGCAATAGCGGCTGTCATTGCCAAGATATTTTCAGGTACTTCGCAGGACATGATTAACGCTGGTATGAGTCCGATTGATGCGAAGGCTATGACCATCTTCACGGATTACATCGCCTCAAATAACATCGGTTTCTTTACACCTCAACCGTCAGAGATTATGTCGATGATAACCAGTAGCGAGGCGTTTGTAGAGAAGCTGAGCAAGTGGGGTGACGGGTACGCCGACCTCATTGCCGCAAAGGTGAAAGAGGGTTTGGCAAGCGGCTGGGGGCCAATCAGAACGGCCCGGGAAATTCGGAAGTATGCAGAGGGTATCCCGCTGAACGCCGCCTATACCTGGACCCGGACATTACAATTGCAATCCTACCGGAACGCCTCGGCACAAATGGAATTATTGAACGGAAGATATATTGAAAAGAAGATCCGGATTAGTGCATTAAGTCCAAGAACGTGTCCCGCGTGCATTGCATTACATGGAACAGAAGTTCCTATTGGGGTCGCCCTCCGAGATCACTATAGCGGATTATGTGACTCGATTCTGATACCGATAGGCGGGTCTATGCCTACAGAAATGCAAGCCATGAGCACGCCAGGTAACAGGAACTTCGTACCATTTTCCTCTGGGGAAGAATGGTTTGTTGGGCTTAGTGATACAGAACAGCGGCAGTTCTTGGGCCCAGGAAAGTTTGACTTGTATAAAAGTGGCACGCCATTAAGTGCCTTTGTTGGCACTTATGCAGATGACGTGTTTGGCGATATGCCGGTAGTGAAGCCGATAAAGGATTTGTAGGCTTATGAAACCATCAGACGAGGAACGCAAACGGCTATTGAAAGATCGTCAAGCCCTGTTGTTACGCGTGGATGGAATCGAGGAATACCTGGAAATGCCCCGCACGTCAGAAATGAGAGCGTGGGCCAGGGAGAATGGGTACTGTGATAAAATAAAGGATAATGATAAGTAGAAAGGTTGAGATGAAAGCTATAATTAAACTATTGGCAAACGTTAGACAAGGTGGTATAATAAATTAAGTAATATGCGCGATTAGCGCAATAACAGAATACGGCAGTTTACAAAAACGCCGACTTTGAGACCGGAAACATAATTGTTCTGGTAACAAGGTCGGCTATTTTATTTAATCCTCGCCATCGTAGGCGTAAAAAACGGAAAGGATTTAACAATGGTAACAGAAGTTGTACAACCAGAAGTTCAACCAGTCGAACCGGTATCAGGTGAATCGTCTGCGGAGACGGAAAATGCCGACAATACCCACATGATACCAAAGGAACGCTTTGATGAAGTCAACTCTCGAATGAAGGAATACGAGAAACAATTCAAGGCAGCAGAGAAGGCATTGCAAGAGGCTCAGGAAGCCAGGCTCAAAGAGAAAGAGGACTACAAGGAACTCTATGAGCAGAAGATGTCTGAACTGAGCGAGCTTAAACCGTTAGCGGATCAGGTCGAGTCCTATAAGGAGACAATGGAACGTCTTTTGGAAGCTCAGATTGAGGAAATTCCAGAGGAACTCCAAACCCTTATTCCAGACGAAATGACCGTAAAGCAGAAGATTGACTGGATCGCAAAGAATAAGAAACTTCTGTTGAAGCCAGTTGGCCCGGACATTGGCGCAGGTCAACGTGGATCAGGGGCTAGCGGAAAAGGAGTAGTCCTGGATGCGGAGCAGAAGGAAGTAGCCCGCATGTTTGGCTACACTGATGAAGAATACATTCAATATTTAGATAAAGAAGAGGCCTAGAAATAGGCGAAGGAGTCACTTATGGCAGCTCCCGCGTATACGTGGAAGTTTGTTTATGACCTTTGGGGTGATCGCATTCCAAAGGAAGCAGTTTTGGAAGCTTCGGCTGACCTTGAAACCAAGGTCGGTACTTTGCTGTTTATGACCGGTGGTCAGTTGGATACTGTGACTGATGGTACTGGTACGATGATTGGCCTAGCGGCCGAAGCAACTAGTGAAGCCGCAACCGCAGCTGACCCGATTAAGGTTCAGTTAAT